AAAAAGAATTAGAGAAACTTAATTGGTGGAAAGAATATGGTAAAAGAACTGCATTTCAACAACAGATATTAGTAGCCAGATTGGTAAAAAATAATGGAGTACCTTTTAAAATACTTCCATGATATGGCAATCAACAATAGATTTAACAGACGATGAAAGAGCAGAACTAAATGCTTTTGCTAGACAGTATCAAGGTAGCTCTGAACATTTTTCTCCAAATGCCCTATTACACTTTCCAAATGTTTTGGATAAAGTGAACAAAAAGATAGACGAGTACCTTTTAGAAAAAACTAAAGTTTTAGATAAATATGTAAAATATTTAGTGCAATCTTGGTCAATAAATATACCTAAAAATGATACGCCCCCTTTTAATCCACATAAACATGGTTATTGTCATTTTAATTTTGTTTTCTACACAGAAAACACTGGAGAATTATCTTTAGTTCTAGCTGACTCGAATAATATAGAAACCGAATATTTTTTAAAAACGAATGATTTCATTATATTAAGTTCAGACCAAATACATAGAATACAACAAAATGAACCCTCTTCTGAAAGAATTTCTTTTGCAGGAGATATAATACTCACAGAAAAAATGTATAGAAGCAGTTTATTTCTACCTCCTGTAAATATTTGGAAAGAATTAGGGTAAAATAAAAAGTTATGTTAGGACTAAAAGCATTTGGACAAGAACCTTTTGGAGCATTAGGA